CGCGTCGGCGGCCCCACCGTGGCCCTGATCGGCGAGGGCGACAGCCCCGAATACGTCATCCCCGTGCAGGGCCGCCACAAGCGGCGCGGCCTGGCCCTGTGGCAAGCCGCCGGCCGCGACCTGGGCGTGCCGGGGCTGGTCGGGGGAGGATACGCGGCGGTGCGTAGAGTTCCCAAAGAAAAGCCGATTTGGGACAACCCCGCTTTCAATTTTCTGCGCAATCAGACGGCGCAGGCAATTCAGGACGCTCTGACGGCTACGGGGTTGAGCGGACTCTACCATGGGTTGCAGGGGAAGAGTTTGGGAGCGGAGGGAATAAAACTTTCTGCGGGAATGGGACTCGGTTATTATTTTTTAAGACCGTTAATCGCGCCGACGGGGTCGGAATCGAATTCGAAGGCGCCTATCGTTTTCAATATAAAAATAGAGGCCAACGAGAAAGAAAGCGCCGAAAGCATTGCGGATCGAGTGACGGAGAAGGTGATCCGTCTTCTTGACGAAATGAAACGGCGACAGCAAAGTTTGAGCTTGAATGCCGATTTCTGATCTGGTATCACAAAAATATAGGAGGTGGGGAACGATGAAATTCTTCAAATGGCTTGCACAGTTGAGTCTTGCCCGTTTTCTGCTGCTCTGCGCGGCGGATGTCGTCGCCGTTTCCCTGCTGACGCTTTGGAACGAGCGGGCGGGGAACTGCCTGCGGTTCCTGAGCGCCGTGGCGTGCCTCTTTTATTGTATGGAAATCGCCGGAAAAATCTCGAACAAAACGACCTAACGCAAAGAGGCGAGGACAATGACGTCGAAAAGAAAACGCGATTTGCTGAGCGCGGCCTTCGTGGCAGTGTTTTCTTTGTTCTGGGTTTCCAGCGAATCGGACAATATCCTGCGTTATCGGCATCCGTATCTTGCGCCGATATGCTTCGCGGGCAGCGTGATCATCGTCTTCGCGCTCTACGCGCTCCGCCGCGGGGAACGCGGATAGCGGCGGCGTTGCGGTTTCGGAGGACGACGATATGAGTCTGGAAAATCTGGAAGTCGTGAAAGACTGCTTGGGATTATTGCTGCTCGGTACAGTTAGTGTTTCAGCGTTTGCAGTCCTGGGAGCTTCGGAGTACAGTCATGGCTTCTTGAAGTTCGGAGGAGTCTGCCTCATTCTTTCCGTTGTTTTGATAGTGGCAATCAAAGACTTGACGGCGAAGATAAAAAGACAGGAAAACGGCAAAAAGAACCGTTAAAATATCGCTGACGCAAAGCCGCCCCCGTTCCGGGAGCGGCTTTGCTTATTGGGAGGGCTTGCCATAGTTGAGTTCCCATTGCATAATAAGCTAAACCATGATGGGGAGGCTAAGAGCGTGAAAACAAACCTGCGGCGTCGTGTAAATAAGCTAAGGCTGACTAAAAATAATATTTTAATTACCGTCATTGAGGCAGTCGTAAATGCTATGCAATCTATAGCAGAAGCAGCTGTTTCGGATGGGCGGATAACGGTTACTCTTCATCGAGATAACTCGCAGCTCTTGGTGGAACAGGATAATGATAGGAGACTACCTCCTGTTGCCAAAATCGAAATAGAAGACAACGGAGCGGGGTTTACGGAGGAAAACATGGAATCCTTTCTTACTCTTGACAGTGCTCGTAAGGAGAAGTTAGGAGGCCGTGGCGTTGGCCGTCTGCAATGGCTGAAGGTCTTTGAGAATGTACAGGTTTCTAGCGTCTATGAGGGCGAGTCCACGCCAATGAAGAGAGAATTTTCTTTCAATGTGGCAGATGAAGTAAAGAAAGCAGGAGACCCCACTTCGTGCAAAGAGGCAAGGCATACTATCGTGCGCCTCGCGTGTCCGCGTCGCGACTTTGAAAGCCGCTTTAGGAATTGTACTGCAGAAAAGGTCGCTGACTATATTAAAGAGAACTGCATTTATGATTTGCTTAGCGGAGCTTCCAAACTTACGATTACTGTCAAGGATCCATATGAAAACAAAGAGTTCGATGTTGTCGAGCTGGCCAAAAAGTGGGTGTCATCCAGATCGGATGAGAACTTTGTTGTTGATGGGCATGAATTCAAGATGACTCACGTCATGCTTTCTGATACAAAACGCCAGCCAGTAATTGTATATTACGGAAATACACGACCAGTTGTAAACAGTGAATTGAGTGCACTTCTTCCTGAGCTGAACGCGGCATTTAAATGCAAAGAGCAAGGATACATGTGTCAAGTTTGTAGCGAGTATCTGGACAGCCGTGTTTCCGATACGCGAGATGGCTTTGATATTGCCGATAGCAATACGGGGCGACTGCCCCTTGAGTTATCTTTCGATAAGATCCAGCAGACTGTCGTTGAGCACATTTGCATTCATATGAAAGATTTAATCGACGAACAAAAAGAGAAAGCCTACCAGCATGTAAGAGACTATGTTGATAATAGGAATCCCCGCTATCGTTCCGTACTGCCCGAAATTGTTTCACGTGCAAGGTTTGTTGCTACAGATAACGATAAAGAGATTGAAAAGAAATTACATGATGGATATGTTCAGCTAGACAACGAATTTTTCGAGAAAAGCCAAGAGCTTTTAGGACAGTTAACAAAGGATCAACAGATCAACGACGAATTTGAGGAAAAAATACGTCGTTTTACTAAATTAGAAGCTCAGCTGCATATCAGTGATTTGGCAACTTATGTTTGGCGTCGGAGATCCGTACTTGAAATTCTTGAAAAAATCATTGGCAAGCGAGGTGATAAGAAGTATTTTGACGAAAAAAATATCCATCAGCTTATTATGCCAATGAAAAAAGAATCGGATGTTGTTGCCTTTGAACGCTCAAACCTTTGGATTATTGATGAGAGGCTTGCGTTTCATCATTATCTTGCATCTGATCTTGAGTTAAGAGAGTATGGAATTCTTGAAACAAGCCTAAAAAGCCGTCCTGATATTGCTGCTTTCTTTGATAATCCTATGTACGTAAATAATAGCAATTCTTCAGCCGGGCGAGAAATATCAATCGTGGAGTTTAAAAGACCGATGCGATCAGATACTGGTCGTGGAAAAAATGACCCCACGGAGCAAGCTCTGTATTATTTGCAAGAAATTCGTTCTGGAAAACTCAAAACTTTAAGTGGACGCCCTATCGAACCTACAGAAAATATTCCTGGTTATTGTTATATTATTTGTGATATTACAGAGAACATGCAAGCCTTTCTCGATGTGCACGAGTACAGCAAGGCAAGTGATCAAAGATACTTTCATTTTAACAAGTCCTTGAATGTTCTCATCGAAGTAATTGGCTATGACACATTGGTTAAAATGGCAAAAGAAAGGAATCTTGCTTTCTTTGCAACACTAGGAATAAGTCAGTCATAATCATGATCATACGCAAAGCCGCCCCCGTTCCGGGAGCGGCTTTTTCGATGGACTTTGAAAGGGGCGAACCGATGGCGACGATCACGACGATTCAGGGCGACGCGTGGGACAAATTGGCCAAGCGCGCCTGGGGCGACGAGAAGCTGATGGACCTGCTGATCCAGGCCAATCCGGCGCACAACGCGACGGCCGTCTTTTCGGCCGGGGTAACGCTGGCCGTGCCGGAGAGCGAGCGGCGCGCGCGTTCGGCGCCGCCGCCGTGGAGGAAGGAATGAGGGCGCGCCGGGCCTGGCTGAAGCTGCTGTACGACAGCGCCGACATTTCGGCCGACGTGGCGCCGTTTCTGCGGTCGGCGACGTTTACCGACAACTGGGGCAGTGCCGACGATCTGCAGATCACGTTGGCCGACGCCGAAGGTCTGTGGCGGGGCGACTGGTTTCCGGCGAAGGGGGCGCGGCTGACGGCGACGATCTTCGTCTCGGACTGGAACGCGCCCGGCGACGCGGCCAAACTGTACTGCGGCGTCTTTTTCGTGGACGAGGTGACGGCGCAGGGGCCGGAAGCGACGGTGACGGTCAAGGCGCGGTCGGTCATGGTCACGGACGCGAACGGTCCCGGGGCGGGCATCCAGAAGCAGCTGAAAACGCGCGCCTGGGAGAACACGACGTTGAAGACGATCGCCGCGCAGATCGCCGTGGAAGCGGGGCTGACGCTGCACTTCCAGCTGTCGGAAGACATTTCCTACGGCCGCCGCGACCAGTTGGAGCGCTCGGATCTGGGCTTTCTGGAATGGCTGGGCGACGAGGGCGGCTTCTGCGTGAAGGTATCGGATAAAAAGCTGATCGTCTGCTCGCGCAGCGATCTGGAAGCGGGCGCTCCGGTCGGCATGGTGCAGCGCCGCGGCCCGCGGAAGAAAACGGCGTTCAAAACACTGTCCGGCGCGACGGGGATGAGCGAGGTGTCGTCGTGGAGTTTCAGCAGCAGCGCCGGCACGCAGTACAAAAACTGCACGGTGAGTTGGTACGACGCCGCGAAGAAAACGACATACCGCGCCACGGCCAGCACCGACGCCGTCGATTCCGGACAGTCGTTGACGCTGTCAGAGCGCGCCGAATCGCCGGCCGACGCGCAGCGGATCGCCGCCGCCCGGCTGAAACGCGCCAATCTCTCCGCGGTACGGGGCACGCTGACGATGATGGGCGACGTGCGCATGGCCGCGGGCGTCAATATCACGGTGGAGGGCTTCGGCATCTTCGACGGCAGGTTCTTCATCGACAGCGCCGTGCACAGCGTCGACGGCGGCGGAGGCTACAAGACGACGATCCAAGTGCATCGAGGTGAGAAGAAATGAAAAGCGGTACCGGCGGAACGATCCGCGTCGGCGAGGTGTCGGCGATCTATCCCGAGCGCGGCACGGCGCGCGTCTATCTGCCCGATCTGAACGTGGTTACGGGCGAATGTCCCGTGACCGTGCCGGCGGCGGTGAAAAGCCGCGATTACCGCATGCCCGAGGTGGGCGAGACGGTAATCGCGGCTTTTTTGGGAAACGGCGTCGAATCCGGGTTCATCCTGGGCTGTCTTTACAACGAGAAGGACCGGGCGCTCGTCGCCGACGCGGACGTACGTCACTGGACGATGGAGGGCGCCGGCGCGATCGAGTTCAACCGCCGCGAGGGCAGCGTGCTGATCGTCGACGCTTCCGGCAGCGTCATCAAGATGTCCGGCGGCGACATCGTTTTGCAAGCGGCCGCCAACATTCACCTCAACCCCGGCGGCGCGGAGATCCCCGCGCATCTGTCGACGATTTTCGATTGAGCGGGCGGCGGATTGACTGAAAAACAAAAGAGAAGCCGCTTTCCGAAAGGAGAGCGGCTTTTTCTATGGAGCTCGGAAAGGAGCTGGGAGACGATGCCGGCAGTGACTCGCAAGGGCGACGTCTGCACGGGGCACGGGTGATGGCCGTCCCGTCCCTCGGTCGAGGGATGTGCGACGGTCTTCGTCAACGGGATCCCGTTGCACTGCGCTGGGCACGGCTGGGCGCCGCACACGTGTCCGGACGTGCCCGAGACGCACGCTTCGGCGCTGGCGGACGGCTGGCCGACGGTCTACGCCGAAGGGCGGCGCGTCGGGTACGTCGGCGCGCCGGTGGCCTGCGGCTCGACGGTGGCGGAGGGATCGCCGAACGTTTTCGTGGGAGGATAACATGGCATGATCGGCACTTTGGGAGACGTGGTTTTCGAGGCGTCCAGCGAGCTGGTGCGGACGTTCGACGGGTTCGAACGCTCGGGCGGCGCGCAGTACGCCGAGCACGCGCGTATCGGGCTGAAGCCGCTGCTTCAGTACGTGGGGCCGCAGCTGGAATCGGTCAGTTTCAGGATGGCGTTCGGCGCGGAGCTGGGCACGCGGCCGCTGGACGAGATCGAGCGGCTGCGTGCCATGCGCGATTCCGGCGAGGCGGCGGTTCTGATCCTGGACGGCCGGCCGCTGGCGCGTTTCGTGATCGAGTCGCTAGCGGAGACGTGGAAGCGGATCGACAACAAGGGCGGCCTGATCGCGGCGGAGGTGCAGGTCAGTCTGAGAGAGTACGCGGAGGGCACGGCATGAGGCGGATCGTTGCGGCGTCTTGGGGCGCGGTGGACTTCGCCCCGGCGACGGTGTCGGAGGAGGTCGTGCAGAACGTGCGCACGATCCTGTCCACGGCCGCCGGCACGGTGCCGCTGGATAGGGATTTCGGCGTGGACGCGGACGCGCTCGATCTGCCGGCGCCGTCCGCGCAGGCGAAAATCGCTGCCGACGTGGTGGCCAAGATCGCCAGGTACGAGCCGCGCGCCAGGGTCGTGCGCGTCGCCTGGCAGGGAGACGCCGACGGGCGGCTGAGGCCGCGGGTGGAGGTGGAGATCGATGAGCAGTGACCTTGCCGCGCTGCCGCACGTCCGTTTCGTGGACGGGGACGCGGCGGACGTGGAAAGAAACGTGATTACGGGGTACGAAAGGCTGTCGGGCCGGTCGCTCGCGAAGGGCGATCCGATCCGATTGTTTTTGGAGAGCGTCGCGGCGGTGATCGTGCAGCAGCGCGAGCTGATCGACTGGGCGGCGAAGCAAAACCTTCTGGCCTACGCGAGCGGGAACTACCTCGATCATCTCGGCGCGCTGCTGGGAGTGACGCGCCTGCCGGCCAGGGCGGCCGTGTGCACGGTGCGCTTCGCTCTGTCGGCGCCGCAGACGTTCGCCGTACTGATCCCCAAGGGCACGCGCGTGTCTCCGGACGGCGTAACGATGTTTGCCACGACGGCCGCGGTGACGGTCGCCGCCGGAAATACGTCCGTCGACGTGACGGCCGCCTGCGAAACGGACGGCGAGATCGGCAACGGATACGTGCCGGGGCAGATCGGGCGCATGGTCGATCCGGTTCCGTACGTGGCCGGCGCGTCGAATACAAGCGTCGCTCTCGGCGGCAGCGATGTCGAGAGCGATGACTCGCTGCGCGAACGCATCCATCTGGCGCCGGAGTCGTTCAGCGTGGCCGGCAGCGAGGGCGCGTATATCTATTGGGCGAAGACGGCGCACCAGGACATCGCCGACGTGTCGGTCGTCGCGCCGCCGAGCGAGCCGGGGCACGTCTACATTTATCCGCTGCTGACGGGCGGCGCGCTGCCGTCGGGCGAAATTATCCAGCTGGTGGCGAAGACGTGCGGTTCCGAACGAGTGCGCCCGCTCACCGACGTGGTTCACGTACAGGCGCCGCAGACGAAAGCCTACGGCGTGAATCTAAAGTATTACGTCGCCGGCCGGAACGCCGCGCTGAGCGCGGAGATCAAACGCGCGGCGGAAACCGCCGTCGCGGATTACGTCGCGTGGCAGCGCGCCGCGCTGGGGCGCGACGTTAACCCCTCGGAGCTGATCCGCCGCGTCATGGCGGCGGGGGCGCTGCGCGTGGAGGTGACGTCGCCGGTGCATACCGTGCTGACGCCGTTGCAGGTGGCCGTATTGTCGGGCGACCCCGTGATCGCGTTCGGAGGGTTCGAAGATGGCTAAAGCCTTGGACGAACTGTCGTTGCTCGACGTGGTGCCGGCGTCGATCACGGCGGATCGTCAGGTCGCCGCCGCGGCAACGGCGATCGACCCCGAACTGCGGGCGGTATCAGGCGGGACGGCTCTGCTGCCGATCCTGTCGCGCCTGGACGAGCTGCCGGAAGCGTGGCTTGATCTGCTGGCGTGGCAGTGGCACGCGGACGCTTACGACGAAGCTTTGACGCTCGAACAGAAGCTCCGCATCGTCGAACGAACTTTTCTCGTGCACCGCTACAAAGGCACGTTCTTCGCCGTAAAACAGGTGCTCGAAGGCCTGGGTTACGAGTCGGAGCTGATCGAGGACACCGGGCAGCACCATGTTTTCGACGTGATGATCCGGCTAGAGGCGGGGGGCGATATCGGAGCCATCTCGGAGCGCGCCGCACGTTACGTCGATTCGGCGAAGCCGGCGAGCCGCCATCTGCGCCGCGTCATAAATCACGCCGAAACGGGCGGTTCGATCGCGCCCGGAATGGCCGTGATGGCCGGCGCGGTCGTCGAAGTGTGGCCGCTGACGTCGACCGAAGCGGAAACTTCGGGGCGGCTCGACGTTGCGGCGGCGATGGAAGCGATTGCGACGGTCGAGATCCGTCCTTGCGAATAAAGGAGAATGAACATGCCTACTTATGGAAGTGTATTGACCGTTACCGGCGCGGCGCAGATCGCCAACAGCCAGATCACCGGCGTCGCCCCCGTCTGGACCGCGATGGGCGTGGGCGACGGCGGCGGGCACGTCGTCACGCCGAGCGCCGAGCGGACGGCGCTGGTGCGCGAGGTGTACCGCGGGCAGATTAACACGCTCTACCGCGCCGGCGACGACGAAACGCAGATCGTCGCGGAGCTGGTCATTCAGCCTCAGACGGGCGGCTGGACGCTGCGCGAGGTCGGCATTTACGACGCCGACGGGAATCTGGTCGTCTACGGCTCGTTGCCCGAGATGGTCAAGCCCGTGCTCGCCGAGGGCAGCGGCGTTACAACGGTGATCCGTGCCCGCGTGGCGGTCGGCTCCAACGGGAACGTGACGCTGAAGATCGATCCAAGCATAGTGATCGCGACGCGGAAGTACGTGGACGATTGTCTGAAAAAATATCTGCCGCTGGCCGGAGGCACGCTGACCGGCAATCTGAGCGGCAGCGGGGCGGATTTTAATCTGTACAAAGCCAACGCGGCGGGACGCATTGTCGTTCGTGGCGGCAGTCAGTACGCGAACGGCGGTTCGATGTATCTCTACGGCAAGGACTACGATTCGAGCGACCCGAATTTGCCCAATGAAGATCCGGGCAGCGCCGTTCTCGTCGCGCACGACGGCGCGAGAAGCAGCGTTTTGAAAATGAAACCCAACGGAACGCTTAGCCTCAATGCCAAAGATGTTGCGACGACGCTCTCCAACGTCGCTTCGGCAACCAAACTCGAAACGCCGCGAAAAATCAATGGAAAATACTTCGACGGCACGGCTGATATTAACGTGGAGGACAACAGTAAATTGCCGCTGGCCGGCGGCACGTTGACCGGCAATCTGAGCAGCAGCGCAGCGGACTTCAACCTGTACAAAGCCAACGCGGCGGGACGCATTGTCGTTCGTGGCGGCAGTCAGTACGTGAACGGCGGTTCGATGTATCTCTACGGCAAGGACTACGATTCGAGCGACCCGAATTTGCCCAATGAAGATCCGGGCAGCGCCGTTCTCGTCGCGCACGACGGCGCGAGAAGCAGCGTTTTGAAAATGAAACCCGACGGAACTTTTACTCTCAACGGCAAAGCGCTTGCGCTGGAAACGGATTTGGAATCAAGCGGAACTGACTATATTCGCTTGAAATCCGGCGTGCAAATCTGCTACGGCAATGTACAAATCACTAACGGCGCGTCCGGAAACTCAATCACGTTTCCGCAGCCGTTCAGCGCCGCGCCAAGCGTGCAAGCAACGCCGGTAACGCAAACGGTCGGCATCGGAGTCGATAGTATATCCGCGACGGCGACAACGATCAAAACTGCAACCGCAGCTTATGTCCGTTGGCTGGCGGTTGGACGCTGGTCGCAGGGGGTGTGAAAATGATCGGCACGAAATTTTATAAAAACGCTTGGACTGATCAGACGGCGGAGCAGTATGCGGCCGCGGCGGAGTGGTGCAACACTCACGGCGCGCGGATCGAGGACAAAGGCGACTGTTACGAGGTCGTTGCGATTCCCGAACCGACGCTGGACGAGCTGAAATCCGCCAAGCGCACGGAGATCCTCGCCGCGCGCGACGCCGCCGTCCGCGAGGGCGCGACGTGGCAGGGACACCCGATCTGGACCGACGGCGACGCGCAGCGCCTCGCCCTGTCGGTCATGGCCGCGCCGACGCTGGCAGCCGCCGTCGGCAGTCCCGAGACGGTGCCGTATCCGACGTGGACGTGCAAGGACGGTTTTGTGATCCAGCTGGACGAGGCCTATGCGACGGATCTCTGCCTGACGATCCAGACCTACGTGACGGCCATGTACAACACGGCGGCGGAACTGCTGACGCAGGTGGACGCCGCGCAGAGCGCGGAGGATGTGGCCGCGATCGTCTGGATGGAGGGCGCTTGACGGATAAACGAAAGGGGAGCGCCCGCGGAGGCGTTCCCCTTGTTCATTCATTCGAGTATTTCGCTGTGCGTGCCGGTGCGTTGAAGAACGAGCACGAGTTCGTTTTTCCGGCGCAGGTACAGAAGCAGCCAATCCGGCGCGATGTGGCAGTCGCGGAATCCTTTTTTGTCGCCGCGCAGCGGATGATCGCGGTACTTCGCCGGCAGCGGTTTGCCCTCGGCCAGCAGTTCGACGGCGGCGCGCAACAGCCCTATGTCGTAGCCGCTGCGCATGAGGCGCGCCACGTCGCGGTCGAATTGCCGCGTGGTTTTGACGCGGTACGTCATTTCCAGCCTTTGGCCTCGAACAGCTCCTTGGCGCTGTTGTAGAACGGCGCGTTGGGATCGTCGGCGATGCGCTCCGCTTCCTCCATGGCCGCCAGAGTTTCGGCGTTCGGGCGCGGCAGCCCGAGGGGAAACGGAATGCGCTGTTCGCGCACGGCGGTCTTGGCGAAAATGGTGAACGCCGCCGACATCGACAGCCCAAGCTGCTCGGTCAAGTCGTTGAAATCGTTTTTCAGTTCTTCGTCCATACGGATGTTGATCGAAGTCTGAGGCATGTCTATCATCTCCTTTGTATATCGTTATTATATACAAATAACATCCAATGTCAATATTAACGGGTTGAAACAGTGAAAATCGGGAAAGAGGTGGTTTTATGGCACGGGAAATGTTGTCGCCGCATTTTGCGAAAGACGAATGCGTGTGCCGCTGCGGCTGCGGACTGTGCAACGTGACGCCGCGGCTGCTGGCGCTGGCGGAAAAGGTGCGCGACCTGTTGGGAGAGCCGATGATCGTGACGTCGGTATGCCGATGCCGCGATCATAACGCGAAAGTCGGCGGCAGCCCGCGAAGCAAACACGTGAACGGGCGCGCGATGGACTTCAAGACGCGGAGCGATCCGCAGGCGGTTTACGACGCCATCGTCCGCACCTGGGAGAACGGCGAGCTTTCGGAGCTGGGCGGTGTCGGAATTTACGACTGGGGCATCCACATCGACACGGAAAAGGCCCCGGATGGGCATCTGAGGCGCTGGGACTTGAGAAAGGGATAGACATGCACGGAGAGGAACAGCATGAAAAGACGCTGATCGATCTGATGATGACCGGCTGCATAGGGGCTGCGCTGGCCATGATTTTCCAGGGTGTGCGCGCCAGCCGGGAACATCTCGGAGAACCATTTAACGGCTGGCGTTTTACCGTCGGCTTGACGAGCGCCGGGGCGTTGGGCGCCATGACGGCGTGGGGATTGGACGAGCTTGGTGTCAGCGACCAGCTGAGCGCCATGATCATCGCCATGCTGGGCTACGTTGGAGGCCCGCTGCTGGATATTATGTATATCGAAGTGCAGGAAACGCTGCAGGCCGCGTTTGACGGCCTGCAAAAATGGCTGAACGAAGGGAAGTGGGACCGGCATGATCATGAATAAACTCTTTGAGATCGTGCCCGGTAAAACGAACCGCCGCTGGCTGTTTGCGCTGGCGGCGGTCGTCGTTGCCGCTGTGCTGACGATATGGTACTGGCGAGGATATCGCGGCCATGGAGAGACGGACGCCGTGATCGGCCGCCTGCGCGAGAGCGCCGCCACCGCAGAGCGCCGGGCGGACGCCATCATTGACGCGACGGCACGGAGGGAGGTGACCGCCCGTGAAACGACTCGTAAAAAGACCGCTGATCTACCTGCTGATAAGCTCTGTGACGCTCTCAGTGCTATGCTCGCCGACTATCGCGCAGACTACTGAGCATATTGCGCCCGTCCGCAAGATGGTCGACGTTCGGCGCGTCGCCGGCGGCTATTTACTCTCCGAGAGTGCCATGCGCGACACGGTGGCAGGCTGGAGCTCCGATCGTGAATCCGTCCGCGTGCTGCGGCGGGGACTGGAAGATCTTCGGGCGGAGATCGCCGCGCAGGCCGAGGACACGCGGCGCTTGGTCAGCGACCTGAAACGGGAGTTGGAACGAGAGCGCGCCGCCTACAACGCCAAGATCAGGCGCGCCAAAGGTCAAGGACTGCTGTACGGCGTTCTGATCGGCTCGATAGGAATAATGATCGCAAAATGA